TTGTTGCAACAGCATCAACATCTATTCTAAGCACATCGGCAGTAGACACAAGATTGTTTGCGCTTATAACATTGGGCGTTGCGGCAGTAGAGGAATCTTTTTCGTTTAAATCTATTGTTATAGGAGTTGAAAGAATATCAACCCCATCTGTTAGATTATGTATTTGAACATTTGTTATGGATCCGCCTGTCCCTACTGTATAAACATGCGCTTCTGTAGATTTTAATCTTTTATTATTTAACGAAGATGGTATAGTTATGTGAGCAATTCCATTTCCCGTTGTAGGGGCAATAGAATCATTTACGCATTTTACTATTAAAGTTCGCTCAACAAAAGCGCTTATATTGTTTGGTATGATTGATTTTGCTGTTGTTGTAGAGTCATCGTAAAAAAGAATTTTATCCACAGACTCATCTAATGATGTTGCTACGTTTAAATTCGGTATGGCTTCCTGCTTATTTACGTCTAAACTTTGTAAATTAGAATCCATCTCATTGTATGAAAGAGGGCTTCCTTTTGTTTGTCTTAATGTTAATGTAGTAGCCATTAAAATTCTATCCTGTATGTAGCCATTACCTTGTCTTCTGAGTACCTTAAATTGTACCCACCTGATTTCATTCCAACTTCGTACCCATTATCATTCGCATAAAGTTCAAAGGTTGGGTCTTTTCCATTTCTATTTAATATTGCGTAAAGGGTGACTGCGGCGATCCCAGTAACGATCAACTCTTTCTCGTATTCCTGATACCACTCTTTTTTCTTTATTGTTTTCTGGCCGCACAGGGCTACGTTCCTTCCGTTTCCTGTCCCTATCGCCCCCATTTGGCATGCAATATCTCCGTATCTTTTTGCAACAGTTGAAGAAGAATCCATATGGTATTCGGCCACTACCACAGGCTTGCCTAAAGCCAACCCCTCTTTTACCCTTGCCCGGAATTGTGCTTCATTTAGTCCAAAACCTGTTTGCAGATATATTATATCAGCATTGTCAAGGTATCCCGGCTTAATACCGGGAGTAAGATGCACACCAACAGGTTTGTTTGTCTTGGTCTTTAAATCGGCAACCATCTCTCTTACTTGTGCCGCTGACCAATATTCATCTACTTCAAGCCCAATAACATATCCATCTACCTTGTCATCAAACCTCCGAACCATCTCAGAGTTATGAGACTTGTGATAGGAGAGAGGCTTGGATGCTAAGTTAGGAGAATCATCTGCCATTAACCACATGACAGGACGCAGACCTTTGTTGTTAAGATGATCTAATCTAAGTTCCCAATCAGATTGAGGCGAAACATTCCCAATGCCGTCATCTCCATTTTGAGAATAGATATAGATATGAGTGTCACCTTGATTAATTAGGGCGTTCTCTACTCTCCTACGCCACGCATCATCTACATTAGTAGATAAGTACGATAGACTCATCCAATTACGCAGATCATTGTGTAAAAGAAAACTTGCTCTTGATCCGTAAATGTCAGATTGTGCTATTGATGCGTATATTATACAAAATAATACACACACATATAAAAGCACACCACTGAAAGATTTAAGACAGTCCTTTATATATTCTTTCATCTCATAAGTGGATTAGGGTGTTTAGGCTCTCTGCCTTTCATCTTAACAGGTCCGGGTAAAAACCATCCAAGTACCATTGGAATAATAACTACGAGAATGAGCAACCAACCGCCCATCTCAGCCATAGAGCCAAGCAAACTCCAGAAGTTATCAGGAGCGCAGGAGCCGCTATCCATAGTAGTGCGGGACGAACCCGTCACCTCCGTCACCACATCTGCCACAAAGGCACTTGTCATGCTTCCCGCTATAGGTGCAATCACACCCCCACTGAGTACAGTCCCCGCAACTGCACCCGTCCCTGCCGCTGTCGCTACCACTCCCGCTTTCTTTATCGTCCCGCATCCTATAACTCCTAGAACTAGCCCCAGATAGCAGAGGCTACGATAAACGCGGCCACGCCAATTAGAATCCACATCTTTGTTTTCTTTGGTAGTGCTTTCCATTTTTCTTTCACTATTGACTCCTGAATATTGTAAGGTTGTTACACTTCTGGAAGAGCGATGCTATTACCACATCCACATCTTGCTGTACCTTCACTTGGATTGACCACAAACGTTTTAGAAAATCCTGTATCTTCGTAGTCAAGGCTACCGCCTTGTAAGTATGTCTGCGACATCTGATCTGCGAATTTGGTGTTTTCGCCAATGCTCAGTTGGGTAGTGCCTGTCGAGATCGTCTTCTCTAGAGTCACAATAAGGCCATTGCATCCACCACCTCTTAAGCCTATTTCTAAAACCTCTCCATCCTCTAGCAAGTGGTTTAGTTGATCCTGTGCTTTCTGAGTTATTACCAATGTGGTTCATTACCCTCCCAATCTGGATTGAATGTGGTTAATTAAATTAGTAGTTGTCTTAGTTAAAACGCATGGAACAAGAGCATGAGCGAAAGCGCACAGACTCCCAACCAACAGACAGCCAGCAAAGTACATTGCTTTTCGTAAGTGTTGCAAATACGTTTCATTCTGCTCCTTTAAATGTTTCATTCAATGATCCTTGCAATAACCTTCTTGCCTTCCCAATCTATTCTAGTTTCTACTGTGCGCTTTTCGCAAGCATATCTACCGCCTTCGCTGTCGTGCCATCCCTGTCGTTTTAGGGTTCGCTTCATAGCAAGGCATCCCGGTAGCCCCATCTCCACCCATTCTTTTACAACTGGGTCTTCCCAATAGGCCATGTGTTCTTTGGCTACTCCGTTGATATAGAGAACTAACACAAATAATGTTTCCATTTAATGCACCCCATTACCGTTAGCCTTCATTTCTGCCATCTTATCTCTAATGTTTTCAATTTTTGATTCCAAGGTATTTACTCTGTCACCCAAAAACTTCAGCGTCAGTTCTTGTTGTTTGTTTATGCTTACCGCTTTGCCTTCTGCAACTGCTTTTTCTAATGCGCTTAGTTGTCGGCTAGTATGCTCAAGCAGTAAGTACATTTCTTGCGATGATGCTGTGCTAATCTCACCACGTTGTAATTGCTGAGAGAATTCAGAGTTGCTATCTACCTCTGCTCTCATTAGTTGGATACGCATATCATGTTGGTTTAGTTTCTCTTGAAGCCCAAACCAAGCCCACGTTCCAACCGCAACTGCTGACGCTAATCCGATCAGATTTCTTAATGGCAATCCAACATTAGTTCTGTCAGATAACTTTACAGTTCCCTCGTCGCTCATAGTTCATCAGCAAACATAGGGTTTGGATTTACAGAAAACGACATGCCGCTAGGTGATTTACCAGACCAGATTATACAGGCTTGCTCTCTGTCCTTACTCTTCTTTGATATAACTAGAGTTGATGCAGTCATCTCTTTGTTGACAAAGTATACTAGAGTGTGGGAATTGGCGGGTTCTTCTTTAAGATAACCCATCATAACAGGATACTCTTTAAAGTCTGCGGCCAGTACATTCATTAAGAACTCAAACGAATCAGCACAAAATAACTGCATGTTAACAACTACTGGCTTTATACCAATAGGTGCTGTTCTTTCTTGAGCCATGACTGAAAAAGCAACTAAAGATAAAAAAAGAAATAATGATTTCATGTTTCGTTCTCACAGTAACCTGCAATCCAATATGTAGGTTGAACATATGGAAACTCACCGTATGGAAACTTTCTTGGTTGTCTCTCATAAAAAGTTTTGTTGGACATTTTGTAAGCAACCCTTTTTGGAGGGTAGTTTCTTTTGCCAACTCTTCTTGTTCTAGCCATTAATAACGAGCCTCTGCGGGTGGTTCTAAACTTCTTCCCCTATTTCCTGATCTTGGAGGCATAGGGTCTATGTCATACACGCGAGATAAAGCATCTAAAAAATCAGGGTGTATAGTAGGAAAGAGGTTATACTCGTTATCCTTAACCCATTTAGTTAAGTCGTAAGTTTTTCGTTCTTCGTCTATACAAATTATTTTTTTGGAGATAAGAAAAGATTGCTTACGTTCTTTGAAATCTCGCTGATAAGATGTCAGCATTTTCTCATCAGTAGGATATGGGAAAAAGAAAGAACCATCCTTAAGGTCTGGCTCTAACCTTTGTATCCTGTCCCTCTTTGATTGGGAACCTCCGCCGCCAACCCAGTTAAGTTCGTAGATAGGAAAGTTACTACCATCAGCAGACATCATCGCTTTAAAATGTTCTATGTCGCTTTGTGCGCCGTACCTTTCGTATCCTATTTTAACTTCTCTTACTCCCGGCGCTCTCTTCCATTTTTGGCGCAGTCGTTTGAGCATTTCCCATTTTTCAGAAAGAGACATTCTATGGCAAGCGCCATCTAGCAGATACTTGTTAAAGTTGGCATCAACACCAACTACTGCAAACGCAGTCCTGTTTGACTCTTTCTTTTTTGAATGAGCGGGATCAACCATTATATACACGTTTAATGTGTACGGCCTTACTTCCCACTCATTCCACCATTCCTGCTTAAACGATACGTCACTTCCGATAATCGGATTGAGTAGTTGCTGACAGGCTACTGTGTATGTGGATGTAGTTTTTTTGATTTCTTCCCAACGCTTTTCAGCAAGAAATACTGGTTCACCATCCATCTGACCATTGTAGGTTGCGGGATGTATTCTAGGTTTGACTGCGGCTCTTTGTAGTATTGTTCCATATGTGTCGCCGTATGCGTACCTAGTTCCCGCATATTGATATCTTGGATCATGTGTAGACCCAAGGTTTAAAGACAGTTCCCATTGGGTAGTTGTCTTTTTGATCTGTTCTGGTGTGGTAATAGACTCTTGAACTACAACATCGTCATAAACAATGAGTGAAAAATGTCGTCCAGTAGGCTGACCATCGACAAGTCCATGTGCCTCGACTGTTTGCTCTTTAGGGTTAGCAAACCTATTAACACAGATTCCTTCATTCTCCGCCCACTTGGGCGCTTGATGTTTTGGATTCTTCCACAAAATATCAGAAAATAAATCTTGGAGTTTTTCATTTGACTCAAACTCCTGCATTATTTGCCTGAGAAAAGGCTTTGCCTGCCTTGCTGAATATGAAAGAATACCTATAGTAATGTCAGGATTACACAAAATTTCCTGAACACAGCCAAGGAAAGTTATTATAGTTGACTTGTAATGAAATCTAGCCCATAAATCTAGATGATCATCTTTGTTTGATTCGACCTCTCTACATCTTTCATATATCCAAGGATGTAGCATATCGTGCCGATTACAGATAAAAACGCCAAGATAAAACCTGTCACACTGAGCGAGAGTGCGAATAAAAGAATCATCAATGTTAGGATCACGATGACATTCAGCGTATGCTTTAACGACTGAATCATAGTCTGCTGTTCTAGCCCACTCCGCTAGTTTAATAGCGGCATCAACATTTTTACCTGTTGCTAACGCCCTTTCATTTATATCTACTAGCATACATTATTATGGATTGTATCCCGGTATAACTGTGCCAGATTTTAGAGTTTTATCTCCTGCTCCTATCATTCTTCTGTGTCTACTGGCAATTTTATTTCTTTGCTTAATCCATTCTGATTTATTAAAGTCATCAGTGCCAAATCCATATTTCTTTTTAGCCGCGTCCATTTGGCTTTGCCTCCAAGACCTAGCCTGATGACGCATTCCAGTATCCTGATCAGCCCTGAATTTGTTTTCAAGGTCTGCAATCTTTTTCCCTTTAAACAACGAAGGATCATACTTGGGCGCGGCCTGAAACTGCATGTCTCTTCCCGCTTCCTTGCCGTGTTTGCGCCAATGCTGTCTTCCCCAAGGCATCAGTTTGCTCATGTCATCGCCGTATTTCTTTTTATATGCCTTAAGTAAGTCGGGATTAGATCTAACATACGATTCAAAATCAGGCATTCTACCGTGAGGATACTGGTTCGTCTGCTGATTTTGCTGTTGCTGTTGATTTACCTGTTGCTGTTGAAAGGGTTGGTTTGACTGTTGATTGATTATATTCTCAAATTGTTGTTGAGATACTACTTCCCAACCTGCGGGAGGAACATAACTTCCATTAGGCGCTGTCCAAGTTTGTCCAGTATTTTGGTTATAAAAATGCACAAGGGCTTGAGTTGCAGGCCCCGGACGTTGAACAAATCCCTGTGGGGGATTTTGAAACTGATTACGCATATCTGGCTGTCCCGGCCCTGATTGATATCTGTCATCAATTCCATCGCCATCAGTATCAATAAATCCTTCAAAGATACCAGTTTGAGGAGTGCGATTAAGATAATCTCCATATCCAGAAGAAAGTCTTGATCTTAAAAAAGGATTGTATGCCATAATAATTTACCTAACTAGTTTGTTCTGCCTTTGCGGTTTCGTAAAATTCCCAGAATTTTTTTGAATCTCCAAGAAGTTCTCTAATTTTTTCAATAGAAACATTTTCAAATATATCCCTATTGTTTCTAACAACATTCATTAAAGACCAAAAAGTTGATTGACCTTCATCAGATGGTCCTTCTGGAGCATCATCTGCCGGATCAGCGTCCATAACATCTTGAGGAGTTGTTGTATCTAATGCCCACCCCCCTTGAATTAATGCTCTTTCTATTGAAGGCGCCAATCCAACAACACCCAATCCTAATGAAGATGCTAGTGCTTTTGCTCCCCATCCTAGAGCAGGATTGTTATAACCCTGAAATTTTTGGTACTGGTCTGATTCCATTACATTTTGGTATTGCCTGCTTAGTTTGCTAAGTTCTTTATAATCATCTTGGGTTTTATTTGGCTTTTGTCTTAAAGCATCAATTTGCTCCTTTAATGATTTAGCCTTAGTCTCAAATTTTCCCCAGTACTCTAACTGTCTGTTAAGTAGATTTTGTTTCTTAGCCGCGTCATAACCAAGTGCTTTGCCTTGTTTGTTTACTGCTTTAGAGTAGCCGGGGTCAGTAAGAGAAACTGATTGAACTCCAAAAAGTCCTTCATCTGGATGGGTTCTTGGGGCCTCTTCTTCAGTTTCTACATTTACTCCAGCAGCCGGGGCGCTAGGATCAAATCCTAAAAGTCCTAAAAGGCCATCCAGTGCTGAATCAGTAGCGGAAGAATCTGTAGTGCCGCCTAAAAGACCCCCAAAGGTTACTCCTCTGGCAGGGTTATCAGGATTCATTCCTGTGCCGGGGCCTACACTAGGAGCATCTCCACCGCCTTGGCTACTACCGCCTCCGTTTAGATTCCCCGGTGGGCCTGAAACATCAGCGTCTGCCATGTTTAGTACCCTTTCTTAGTCTTAGAAGTCTTGACTTTTTTCCCCGTCTTTTTAGCCGCAGTCATAGCCGCTTTTTTACCTTTTGCAGTGTAAGGGAATTTTTTGTTTCCTACTTTTGGCATACCGTTCTCCTAGTGAACTTGTGATTTATCTATTTGATCTATTCCCTGTTGAATAGATTTTTGTAGAATAGAATCTACGTCTACGGCATTCTTAACTTCAACCTTATGCTCGTTAACGATTTCTTTTTTCTCTTCCTTTTTGGCGTAAGCAGAATGCCATTTGAATCGGTTAACCATCATCAGTAGCCAGAGAGCGTGATTAAACTTTCGGTTATCAACATTCTCTCGGCCTCTCTCAATCCACCAAGATTCAGCGGCAATCATTCCGTGATCTACAACTTCTTTAAATTCTGGATAGGCTTCCATCCAATTGTAGAATGTCTTTTTTACAATACCGATCTCGCGGCATACCTCTACGATAGAAGCGCCATTGTAGAAAAGAATCTCTACTCTCCGTTTCATTTGCGGAGTCCACAGTTTTACAAACTTGTTATTGTTGCTAGGTTTTTTGCTCATTGTATTAATTTTAAAGAATTCTTTAGTGTCATTCGTTTTGCAAGATTTAGAGTTTCTTCTGTAGTCAAATCTGCTGTAAGTTTTTCCCATTCAGTTGCATCGACATGAGAAGGCTTCATCCCGGTTTTTTCCATATTAACAAATTCTTTGGTAAGTTTGTCTGCTCTTTTAATCCTTTTAAAATTGCTAACAACTTTTTCAGTAGGGCCATCCCCTTCTTTTAAAACTTTTATAAAGGGAGTTTCAGGCCAATTAAGTACATAGTCATCGTGTATTCTTATTGTATTGGATAAAGAGTCTATAAGTTGTTTATCCCCATGTTTTTTTACCAAGGCAAAAGACTTTTGGAATTCATCTCTTCCTTCGTTAAGGTAATGAAAAATTGTCATATCGCCTTCAGTAAGGCCCTCTCTTTGCAACCATTGGTTCTTAAGTAATGGCTCCATTGCTTTCCATTCTTCAGACGATATTTGGTAAACAGATGGTGTTTCTGCAACCGATAGTTCGTCTAAAGTTTTTGAAGGATCGTATCCTTTAGATCGTAAAGCCTCTATAAGTTTTTGATCTCTTAAGATATCATCGTAAAGATTTTCTGCATCCTGCAAAGTAACAGTTGGCATATCTTTTTTCTCTGGAAGCATTCCCAATCTTTCTTTTATTCTTCCTTCAAGAGAGTGCCTATATCCAGAGTCTACATAGGTAGGAGGTATTTCCACTCCGTCTACAAAGCGTGTTCCTTCAGCAATTCTCCAATCAGTTCTTGGATTAAATCTGCTTTGACTAGCCGCCTGTATGTTTTGCCAGATTGGTCTTGTTACATACTTGTTAGCGGCGGATAATGCAGGGCTTACTCCGGGTATTCCAGAGACTCCAAGAGCAAGCCAATCATACAAATCAGGCCCTCCACCTTGGCTCAATATATCCCTAGAATCTACAAAAATATTGGTAAGAGGATTTTCACCGACAAATTCTGATACTGCATTGGTATAGGTGGGACGCATACCCCATGATGGGTCATTGCCCCAAAGGTCATTCAGCATTTCTCCTGTAAGGAAATCTGCTAAAGTTCCATATGTTTCATTTTCCCCATACCAAGCGTCAGCCATTATAGATCACCACCATAACTAATACCTGCACCATAACCGCCTGATCCGTAATTAGCATCTAGGTTTAAACCCTGAACACCAAACAGATTGTTCATAGTTCCCTGTAAATTATGACTTCCTGTATCAAAATCGTAAGAGCCTAGCAAACCTACTCCCGGTGTTCCATAGTAATCAAAATCTAAACTAGGATTAAAATCTTGGTCTAAATTAAAATTAAGTCCAAGCCCCGGAATATTGTTATTTATCCCATATGATAAACCTGTAGGATCAAAATTATGCCCTTGAATACTAAGACCCGGAACAGCAGACGGATTAAAGTCCCACCCTATTCCTTTTGGATCAATAGTTCCATAGCCCCACCCAACAGGGCCGCTATAACTAAATGAACTACTGTAAGGATTATTAGGATTGGTATGCAAATTCCATCCTTTCAAATGTCGATCTACAAATTCTTCTAGGGAAATTGAAGGCTCACCTCCGCCTTTAGAAGGCCCAAATCCCGGTGGGCCGAATTCCCCTCTTTCAGCCATTACTAGATATCACTCATGTAAGGTTGTTTTCCGGGTAGCCAACGTGGTGGAAGTAACTGATCTCCACCACCGCCGTATTCAGGCCCATAATTAGGTGCAGGCATAGCATCTGCTAGAACAGATGGATCAGCATAGGCTTCAAAGTTAGTAAAGTTATCTGTATTTGCATGAATCGCATCAAGAGCCGCAAGTTGATCAGGAGTCATTCTTCCAGACATATCAAGGTTTTGTGCGTCTAGGGCATTTGCAAAAGCCCCAGAAAGTTCGTGACCATACTGGCTTAAGTCATGTTCAGGATTTACAGGAGCGGATGGATTGTACCCAAAAGTTTGAGAACTAAAATTTGGGTCACGATATCCTTGAGCGGGAACATTCAATGGCTGTCCTAAAGTTTGCTGATTATAGTGCCTGTTCAGGTAGCCATCTACAAAGTTTGTTACGGATTCCATACCATATTTTTGAGCCATAGCGTCCAGAAAAGCGCCCATTGCGTTCTGTCCTGCGGCAAGACCACCGGGAACACCAATTGCCTTCCCCCCATAGGCACTCTCCATGCCTGTTCCTGCGCTATGTTGTCCTGTTACACCACTCATTCCGTGGTCAGGATGTCCTCCTCCGTACATAATTACTCTCCATTAAATTAAAGTCCTAGTCTTCCTATACCTTTTGTATATATTATAACATACCTGTCAACCCCCCTGATATGCCCCAAAAAATTCCAAAACCCAAAAATTTTACAGCCCCGTCCCATACAACCCCGTAATTTTTGCCACCAAAGTGTAGTTCCCGCCCAAAATTGTACCCAAAAAGTAGGATGTGTGTGGGTGTGTGTGTTTTTTCGCGCTGTATGGGGGGGCGGATCGTTCCACTGAAAAGGGGATCGGATCGCATATCTGGCTAGGGTACCTAGCGCCATCTGTATAATATGTGTACAGGGTTTGGAGCATATCGGCCCTGCCTCGCGTCTGTTAATTATTAACATGACGTAAATCATTGAACCCCCGACAAGCGCAATTAAATATATGAGTGCAAGTCGGACACTAGGAGTAGCATTACTATGCAATTCAAATCTACGAAGTACATTAACTCAGTCGAGTCATTTTCCAATGCATGCATCACCTTGCAGAAGCGTATGTCTAACGTTCTGGTTAGCGTACTTCTTGAGAAACGTACTGACATGGACGCTATCGTTACCAGTCAGGGCGGTATCAAGAAAACAGTGACAGACGTTATCGAAAAGGACGTTGCAAAAGAGGGTGGCAAGGTTTCGCGTGGCACTCTCGTACAAACGTGGCAGTCTATTATGAATGGCTATGACAATGGCCTTCCTACTGGTAAGCCCGGACTGTACAAGTTGGAATCAGGCGAATGGGAGTTTGACCCTGAGATCATCGACTCCAACATTGAAGGCATTCTGGCCGGTAAGATCAGAGTCGGCTCCCATGTCCACTCAAAGGGTGGGAGTAAAGGCGGTTCTGTTAATCGCCCTACTGCCGATTCAGAACTTAAGAGAGTGGAGAATATGATAAAGAGAGAGCGCGACAAGTTGATTGATGCGCTCAATGCTAAGTATCGTTAGTCATCAGTGGTATGCGCCCCGCCGGGATGGGGGGCGTATCACAGTGCTGACTAGCACTAAGCGATGTTAATTTTTAACAAACAGGTACAACACTATGCACAACAATCTTGACAGAATTGCACTCGTTAAAAGCAACATAGACATTGCCCTAAACAGGCTCAATGGCGGTTGTTTACCCAATGACATAAATGAGGCTGAAGTGGCTCTCTGCATTGCTGACAACGAACTGAGGCACATTATGAATGACCTGAATGATCAGGGGTACAGGCGTGGTGAGGGTGAACCCTCATTGGTCATGCCTCTTGTACCTAAACGTTACGGCGAATGGAAAGACGTTAACCCAGACGATTAGGACTCGACCTAATAGGGGTGCATGCATTGGCCCCTATTGTGATGCGTCCTGCATCATCTGTTAATTTTTAACAAACGAGGAACAACACTATGCCTATAGACCTTAACGAGCAGTACCATTATTGGTTCACAAAGATGAACGATCTTGAAGATGATGATGACATCCCCACCAGAGTAGGTATTCAACTGTGGGAGATGTTATCCTCTCAACCTAAGTTCCAACAAGCCTTTAGTATGGGTCACACAGAGGTTGAATGGGTAGCATACAGAGATGGTTTGTCAGAGTCGCTTAACCTTAACGGCGCAGACCGTTGGCAGTTCTCTGTATACCACAGCGAACCCCGGTGGAATGATCCTGAAGACCGCGCCCTCCGCATTGATGTACGTCGAGGATTAAGACCTGAAGATGTAACCATCACAGAGGAATTCTCTGGTAAAACATACATTCTCAAGGAGAAACCAATGAAACTGTTCGGACTGTTGGAGTTGCGCCGTGTACTTGGCCCTAAACACTGGCTGTTGTTTATCGCCGGGTGCGCTTTATTCGCTGTGACTAGCCTGTCACTTCTTATCACTGCTGTTGTACTGTTGTCCGTTACTGTGTATTAACCATTGTTAACTATTAACAGGAGATTGTTATGACCTTTGAAGACCTTTCTAAGTATCAGCCCGAAGACTTCCAATCAATCAGGTGTGGTAAAGATATTGATGGAGTCTTCAAGATACGTGTTGTATTCTCTCAACATTACCAAGCAGAGGAATACTGCCTCAATCTCAGGTGGTGTGACATCAACGAGGTGTCCACTGGTTGGGAGGTTAGTTTTCTCCCCAAGGAATGGTGGTACTATCCTTATGTAGCCTGACACTTAACCCTGATGCTCATCTCCGGGTGGGCATCGAGGTGCAGTGTTGCACCCTGTTGTTAATTATTAACAATAGCAATCTTTAACTATAGGTAAAACTGTTATGCAAAATGAGTACACTATTGAAGAACTGGCCCAACGTGTCCGTGTAGATGCAGAGCGTAAGCGTGATTTCATTGCGCCTACTACTCAAGCAACTGTGTTCAACGGAGGTGCTAATATCATGCTGTCTGACGGAAGCACTAACTATGATGGTATCTTTAGTGACAACGCCAGACGGCAACTTGGTACACACCTTGGCATTCCTTCTCAGTACATAGAGAAACTGCAAGCAAGAGGTATGGATGAGTTGGTTGATACCAACTTCAACCAGTTGCTTCACTCTCCTGTCGAGAAGGCTACGGATCGTTTGTTCCGCACGTATGACAACGGCCCTGCGTCGAATGTGTTTCGTTCCGCACACTCACGCTCGTTCCTGACGTTTGACTACGTTGATCTCATGGACGGTGTTGCGCCAGTGTTGCATCAGATAGCCGACAAGCAGGAGTTGAAGTTCATCTCCACTGGTCTGACTGACAACAAACTCTACATGAAGATTGCTTTCCCTAACATGCAGTTAGAGGTTAGGTCTAAGCAAGTCAATGACATCGTAGAGTGCGGGGTCATAATCAGTAACAGTGAGACAGGACACGGCTCTATTATTGTCAGTCCGTTTATTCACAGGCTAGTCTGTCTCAATGGTATGACGGTCAATGACTCAGGTACTCGTCGCCGTCACGTTGGTTCAGCCAATGCACGTGGTGAACTGGACTACCAATCTGACACAATAATCTCAATGAAGCGGACGCTTACCAAGCAACTGCGGGATCATGTGTTGGACTGTGTAGACCATGACAAGTTCAGGGCTACTGTCGCTAAGTTCAATGCATCAGCACAGGATGAACTGGATTCTAGTGTCGAGCCTGAAGATGCAATCGAAAGTGTAGGCAAGAAGTTCAGCCTGAGTGACTCCGAAGTCAAGCAAGCCAAGCGTTCACTGCTTGAGGACGGTGACTACTCACGTTGGGGTTTCGCCAACGCCATCACCAACATTGCACACAAGTCGGAGGACTATGATAGAGCCACAGAGTTACAGGAGTTGGGTGGCAACATCATCAATCTGAATCCGAAACAGTGGCAACGAGTCGCACTCGCGGCATAACCAACCTAACAGAGGGGGGAGTTCGCTCCCCCTAATGTTAATTATTAACAGGAGTAAACAATGGAACCAACCCCAAACTGTTGTATCTGTGGCTTCACCGTCGAAGTTAAGAAGACTGAAGACGGTAAGGTGTACTGGAATCAGGGCAACAACCCGGAACCAGTGTCATCAGAAGGCAGGTGCTGTGATAATTGTAACGAGTTAGTAGTAATACCTGCCAGATTAACACACCACGCATGGAGAAACTAATGTCCGAAGCAACAACAATCATTATCGTGGCTGACGAAGCCAGAGGCGAGTTCGGTATGCTTACACAAGATGCCGAAGGCGACTACACAACTGCAACTTTCGATAGTCTGGAAGGCGCTCACTTCTTTATCAAGGAGTGCCTCACTGCTGTCGATGGTATCGGCCTGTGTTGGTCACTCAAATCCTTTCCTCGTACTGGTCACCAAGTGGTCTACCACTACAAGACATACGAAAAGAAACTTGGTAAGTGGTTTCCTATTGGAGATGACAATGAAGAAACGCATCCACGTTAACCGCCACAACATTGCATGGAACAAGAAACATGCAACCAGTTGGGACGATGAACGTCCTCCATTCACCGTTAAAACTTACAAGAGAAACTACCGTTCGTTCTATGTTGAGACACTCGGTAAGGTTAAACTTGTATACAATCCTGACAAGCCATTGTCCTGTGGTGCTGTGGCTTGGATGGAAACAGACGATGATGTTATTGTCTGGTATGATGGTCATCATAAGATCACTATCTAATCAACACCACAACACATAGGAGAATAACTATGGACTTAGTAGTAGCACCCCGCATTGCTGACATGCCCTCCGAAGGCATCGCAATCTATGACAACGACTCTCCCGGCCCTCCTGTCTTGGTCATTGCAAATGAGCATGACATCGCTGACCTTGAGACTCAACTGTATTCGTGGCTCAAGTGGTCAAGGGTAGCCAAGAATGTCGTTGATCCAAGCGAGGATCAGATGCCTGAGTCATACGGAGGTAGCAAGTAATGGCCCATCCATCATACGATCCTTATTCGCCTGACTCTTGGGACATTGAAGGACATTGCACTGTCTATGTAGGTGACATATTCTTTGATGACTCGTATCTAATCCACTTGGAACTGAATGAGATCACTCTTGAAACTGTGTCTCTTGATGATAAGGAGACTAAGTTAGAACCTGTGTTCTGGTTGGCAAGCAAGGACTCTGATGTAACCAAAGAGTTAAGCGAAAGAGAGTTAATACCCTACTTAAAGTAACGGAGGTTACTATGTCATATGTAAATATGAACGAAGAAAAGCAGTACTTGCTCATGCAAAAGATCGTAGACTACATCGCTATCCATGCCTATGATATCAACCCAGAGGTAGGCGATGAAGGGTACGACAAACTCTATGATGATTTGTCAGGGCCTATACGCTCTGCTCTTGAGCATGAGTTTGGTAGCAAACAATTCAACGGTTAGTTTCTATAGCCTGAGCATGCTTCTGAACTGCTCAACTTTAAACGGAGAAAGAAATGGATAACAATATCCTTAGTGTTTTAATTGCTGTGTTCAAGTTCATCGAAGCCAACGAGATCAAGACTGTTGCTGATCTTGAAGGCAAGATGCTGTCATCAGATACTCAAGATGAGTCAGTTCTTGAGTGGAACTACTGCATCAGTGCTGAATCTCTTGGCCGTTACCTCAAGGATAACGAGATTGAGACTCAGTTGGAGTGGGACAACCACGCTGATGAGGTTAGCAAGTGTCTGATGTACGATGACATTGACAACTTTGCAGACATTCGTTATGCACTGGATAAGATAGAGGAGTACAAGTCCTCTCTCAATTCTGTCTATCACAGTTTAGATGATCTGGTTTCGACTACTGAAGGTATCAGGGACGAAGCAGATATCTAACATGTTAATTATTAACACGGAGAATCTTATGCAAACAAAACAACAAGTAGTTAGCGCACTCAATGAGATCACAGGTGGTCTATCACAGACTACCAAGATGCCTGAGAGTTCCTTCTCTATCCCTGCCAAGCATTGCAAGGTAGGTAGCAAACTGAGGGAAGTCAAAGGCTCTGTGTGCCATGAGTGCTATGCCATGAAAGGCAACTACAATTATCCCAACGTCAAGAACGCCCAACAGAAACGATACGAGAAACTGTATCATCCTCTGTGGGTTACAGCCATGACCATGCTTATCTATATCAAGGTTAAGCACAGGTTCCGGTGGTTCGACAGCGGTGACATCGACAGTGTGCAACATCTGCGGAATATCATTGAAGTATGTAATGGTACTCCGCACATACAGCACTGGCTCGTTACCAAGGAGAAGCGCACGGTGCGTCAGTTCCTTGACGAGGGTGGTACAATTCCAGATAACCTAGTAATCCAGATGTCTGGTTACATGGTTGATGGAGACATAGTGAAGGGGTTCGATGATTGTAAGCAGATCACCCATCACTTAGTTCATTCCGACAGAGACAAGGCTCAAGGTCACATATGCCCAGTCGAAGACGGTAAGGGGTTCTCATCATGCGAGGAGTCAAACTGCTTTGCATGTTGGGATCGTGATGTTAACATTGTAACAAGTGGACTACACTAGGAGTAACCAATGAATGAACCATAAGAGAATCAAACCACGTGTTAACTATCCGATTATGCGTAAGGGTGGTAAGCACATAGTCTCACGCAAGTCCATCAGAAATGATGGAAAGAAAGAAACTGAGAAAGAAAAACAGGAGTATCTAATTGAAAGAAAAGAAGATAAGTCTGAAATGCAACCGAACCGGACAGGTAATGTCTGGCAAGGTGATTGCCTACAGAAAGATGAACACTCCCAAGGAGTCTCAGGGACTATACCTAGAGTTAGCCCCAGATAAATGGCGATGGTTCAACCTTTCTGAATGGAGGCAGTTATGAAAGACTCACAACGTTCACGTGTGTACGCTTGGGAAAAGAAGTTCTATTCGATGAAGCGAAACAAAGACTTCACTACATTGACTAGCATACAACTTTTCCTAGACGGTGTGATGGATGACATAGGTCTTGATGCAAAGATCGAAGTCGTTTCAAGCCGCAAGTTAAATAGTAACTGGGCTTGGGCTAAGACTTACGAAGGCAAGATTGTTCTTCCCGGTGGTTGGGCGAGGACAATGGGGCCTGCGTTGCATGAGTTATCCCATCACATTGTGTACCATAACATGGAGAAGCCACACGCAGTTACACTAGCATGGCATGGCCCAGAGTTTGTGTCAGTGTTTACTGCACTGATGCATACTTACATGGGCAACTCTCTTGACGTTATGTTGAAGCACATGAAGACGCACAAGGTTAAGCATGATGCAGATATCTTGGAGGAGTACCTATGATTGATGCCTACCAAGCCATATCTGACGTAGAGAAGCAAGACTACGTTGCTGACCTTGAGTACATCGTAGCAGAGAAACTCGGCGTTGATGTTGAGGACTTAGAAAGATGTCCTAAGTCTGTATACGATGCGCTACTTAGATACTTCGATTCACAGATGTAATATTGAGGGGGCTTCGGCCCCCTTTTTTTTGTCCATATTCTTCCACCTATATTATACCATACGTGTCAACCCCCCCCTCTCAGGGTAAGGCCGGTGACGGTCAACTTATCCTACCCAGTACCACCCTACCAGTCCACTATAGATCGTTCAATACAGGCCATTACACGGCCTCTCACAGCCTATTTCTGAAGGCATTGTGCAGTTCCCCCTCATATGAGGAAAGTATACCCAACATATTCCTTTCCACAATATATCTACAGTACTTGTTGTAAAACTGCAACGACATATCCAAATCCTCTGCTATGTCCTTGCTCTTCTTGCTCCTCTTCCCTGTCCCCTTGCATGTGAAGCACACGATCTGCTTCATCCCTGTACTCACCCACGATTTCCCATTGCACGTGCCACACATGTGGTCTGATATCGCTTCTCGTATTGCGATCAGTGCCAACTTCCACAGTTCATCATCGCTCAGAATCTTGGGCGCTCTCTTCCTTACACGCCTCACCAGTTCATGGGCTACTGGCCTCATGTTGCTATCATCATTGGCGTACTTCAGCCTGACAAAGTTAGACGCTTCCTTCGATATCCCTGCCAACACATAGCATATAACCTCAGACCTTACCCTTGGCCTTTGGTTTAGTTCTGTTGTTGGAGTCAGGGAGCATAAGTCCTCCGCTGATATCCTTATACCCATCAATCAATCCCCCTTTATTTATTATTATTGTTATAAACCCGACAGCCACACCGCTCTTCACATCCTGCGTGGTGAATCTATACACAGTCCACCCATGCATCGCCGCCAAGTTGTACTTCTCTAGGTCACGACTGTACCCCACCCCTCTGGTATGCCTACCTCTGGAGTACACCCCTCCCTCAATCTCAACCCCTAACATCAGGTCGATCCAAGCAAAGTCAAACCTGAACCTCCTCCGCTCCAGAAATTTATGCTCTCTCTCTGGAACAGGGAGGCCACAGGCTACACACTGACTAAGAAATAATTCTTCTCCTTCACTCACAGAATTAATACTAGTGTCACAAAGACTAAGTAAAACGCTATTAAAGATGTCCAACTTAGCATGAAGTTTCCCTCGTATACTTACTACGAATTGGGTATCTAAATCCGGGTATTGGCAATAGGGTTCCTTCATTTACATTTTTAATAATTCTTTCGCTATACCCAAACATCTTACCTATTTTTCTTAATGGTGTACCCTCCCTTAATTCTATCATAATTTCTTCTATTGTATCCGGGCTGATTGATAAATGTTTCTCAATGAGTCTCATAGTAATCTCCTACGATTGGGTTGTATCTAAGCGATGCCATTCCCATAGCACCGTCCTGCCTGAATCTCTGCTTCTGAATGTGGATGTCTACCAACTTGGAGTCAGGGTCTGACAGGTCACGGTAGATCACCACTCCTGAGTCTGACTTGTTCCTCCAATGTGCGGAGCCTGAGATATCCCACAGGCTAGGCACTGGGTAGCCTCCATCCTTGTCACGGTACATCTTGGCAGGGTGGGCTACGATCCACAGGTGTATGCCGTACCTTCTGGCGAACTGCCTCGCCCTCTTCAAGCACACTCCAATGTACTCTGTCTCAGAGAACGTACCCCTCGCACTCTCCAACTCATTCCACGGATCAATCACCAAGCCCCTGATCCCATGCCTCCTGACCAATCCCCTCGCTGTCTCCAGTATCTTCTCAAGAGTCCACTCTGCGTCATCCTCTGGCAGTATCCAGTGGAAGTGTTCCTTCACCCAGTCCTTGGCGTAGTTCAGTTCCTCCTTGGTCATTCGTCTGTTAAACCCCTGCCTAAATGGGGCGCCTACATACTTCTCCATGATGCGGGACATGTGATCCTCCAATGGCTGATTCTCTGGTGAGAAGATGGCGAACCTCCAACCATCCTTCTTGGCTATGTTCACCATCATAGAATCAATCCAGTTGGACTTGCCACTGCATGGTATACCTGTCACCACAGAGAAACATCCCGGCCTGACTAGGTAGTGTTTGTCGAGACACTCCCAACCTGTAGAGATTCCCTTCTCCAGTCCGTTGTCATACAACTCACCCAACTTGTCGGACAGATCACTGGCTGTGAACGTACCCGCTATGGGGTATGGCTCCGCATGTTCGATGCACTCAGCCAACACCTTCTTGCCATGCTTGACCAGTACATCGTTGGCATCCTTGCAGTCTTCGGGCCATGTCACCCTACTGCACACCTCTTTGCCAAGCCTACGTGCCAGTTCCTCTTGCAATCTCTGGCCGGGGGCATCGTTGTCCACCGCTATGATATACGTCCTGCCCTTCTCCACTCCGTTGATACGTGGCTCGTTGAGGAACTCAAACTTAGATGAGTAGTTCTTTGACTCAATGGATGGCGCACCATCAGGCACACTGACACATTGCTTTATCCCCGCCTCATACAGAGATAGTTTGTCCATCTCTCCCTCGACAAAGATAACAATCCCATCCTCATCTGAGATATCGTCAAGCCCATACAGTATGCGCTCTGCATTTACCTCAGACCTGAACTCCTTGGAGCCTGACCTGTACTTCACGTTCACCAACTCACCGTTGCGGTAGTAGGGAAACGTGAGGGCCATCTTCTCTTCCTCAGACTGAGGCATGTACACCTTCTTCATGCCGATACCACAGTCGATGGCTGTCTCCTCTGATATGCCTCTCTTATTCAGCCACTCAATCGTAGCCTCTGGCAGATCGCTCTTGGGTATAGGCTCTGGCTTCCTGAACTCAGGCTTACGCCAGTGCAATCCAAGGCTGTCATCAGTACCCGACAACAGGCTACCACTCCAACCACAGTGATGGCACAACCAAACCTTCTCATCTGTGTTAACAGACAGGCACTTAGCATTCTTCTTGCGCCTGTCCTTACTGCACTTAGGACAAGTGGTTGCAACCTGACCGCCTGTGCCAGTGAACTTGATACCAAAATCTGCGTAGTCTTTCATGCTTGGAATCCTTTTCTTCTGGGTTTGTTATTCCTTAGTATGCCGTACAGATACTGCTTGGGATCGGCAGGTCTTTTCAACAGCACAATGCCTATGGCTTTGGCTACCTCGTTCTCCCCATTGTTCTTGATTAACTGGCCCAATATCCCTCTGGATTTGGGGCCTGCCAACTGCTCCCATACATCCCATATACTGCTGTTAGCAATATGTAAAGATTCTATTACAGATTCTGTGTCATCTGAGTTGACAGGGGGTGTCATCTCATTTGACAGGGTAAGGATTCGGTACATGTTGCTTCTCTGTCCGTTCTCCCCCTTCCTGTGTTCAAAAGATATATGTCCTTTCTCACGTAACTTATTGATAATTAAGTTAACATTCTGTCTGGACATTCCCGCTCTGTTAGCAAGGTATTTTTGTGAGGGCCAACACTCTCCTGTCTCATCATTAGCATTGTCTGATAGAAGGATAAGAATCATTTTCTCAGACGTTGTAAGGTCAAGGTCTAGTGCCTTGAGTATTCTTCTTAGGCTCATAATTTACCCTAAAAATTAAACGAACATGGGATTATACTAAATCCATATGTTATAATCAACCAATGAAAAGTAAAAAGTATATGCAGTGGGTAGCGGAACACCCATGCATTCACTGCGGGACTCACCCTGTCCAAGTCCACCACCTCAGAAGCAGTTCTCTTGGGGCGGGTATGGGAAGGAAGGTTCCCGACTATTTCACCATACCAGTTTGTCAGCAGTGTCACTCGGACTGCCACTCTCTGGAACACGACAAGGAGACACAGTACAGATGGACGTTGCAGATGATAGGGAGAGCGATGGAGAGTGGCGTGTTAAAGATGTCCTAGTTGCCATAGAGATTGAGCATGATGGCGAACCGGACGATGAGATTATGAGAGCCATAATTTCCCAAGAGTTAGACCACAACATATACGTCAACAACAACGTTACGTACCGTGTTGAAGTCAAGAACATAACCTTTATGGATAAACTAAATTGATAGAAGACAGAGCGGTGGAGACACTGGAAAGAATCGACAAGATTTTTGAGGATGACATATATCCCAAGTTGCTTTTCGTACACACAGACATGGGGCCTTACAAGGAGATGTTAAGGGGCGTGTTCATAGAGGGAGCAACTGTGGGAATGAAGGAACTATTCAAGGAGATATCAGGTGAAGAGGTACGTGATACGATCAGACGACATTAAGTGGAGATGCATAGATGCCGTCACTGACATAGACACAGAAGGCAAGAAGCAAGAAGTCATAATCAGGGAGCATAAGAATAGTCGTAGCGTGGAACAAAACAATTTATTCCATGCTATAATTAGGGCCTTGGCAGAAAGCACAGGACACAGCGTAGAAGAGATCAAGGAGTACGTCAGTCAGGAGTATCTTGGTAGTGTAGAATACACAGGACTCGACGGCACACCTAGAACCAGAGTACGTGGCACTTCTGAACTTGATGTCGAGGAGATGTCGGGCTTGATCGAAAGAGTCAAGCAACTAGCAAACCAACTCGATGTACGAATGGAGCATATTGAATATGGATGACATGACTGAAGAAGAAATTCAGGAGATGGAAGGCCAAGAGGAGTACGAGCAGACCGTAGCCCAATGGCAACAGTGGGAGGAAGAACATGTCAGTAAGTAAACGAGACTTCCTCAATGCCTTGGTTAAGGAGAACGATCTCATAGTTAAGGAGGACATCTTTAACTTTGAGCGAGGCGGAAAGAATATTCCTATCATCACAAGGACAGGGATTGAGAAGATACAGTACGCCAACGAGATCAAGGTATCGTTTGAACTGATGAGCGTACCGCCTCAGAAAGACTTTGCAGTTGTGAAAGCAGTTGCAACGAAGGGTGACACAACCATTGAAACCTTTGCCTCTGCGTTGTTTGGCAAGGGAAGAGAAGGGAATGTCACAACGTTGTATGTCGTAGAGATGGCAGAGAAGAGAGCGTTGTCACGTGCTGTACTCAAACTGTCAGGCGCATACAAGTATGGTGTTTATGGTCAAGATGAATCAGAGGACTTTAAGAATGGCTGAGAAGAAGGTAACCAAGAAACCCGCAAGTAAAGGTACAGTTAGTGAAAAGCACAGAGAACTAATCATCGAAGTCATCAACCTCTCAACAGAGGTGACAAGGGATGTCATGGAGATGGGTTCTGCGTATGCCAAGGACTGCCTTGACGCGCAACGTGCTGTAGAAAGACTCGCAAGAGAGATGAAACTCAAACAAGACTCATACTGGAGTAAGTGGAAATGAGCCACTGGTATGACAAGGAGGGCAACCCACAGTACGAGATTGAGGGCAAGAATGGTATGCGTAACACCACCTTGCGTGATGCTCGTAAATATGAGTGGGTTCCTTCCGTGTCTACCGTTTGGAAAGATGTGGTTGCATCTCCCGGTCTGAACAGATACTTTCAAGACCAATTGTTTGACTCAATGATGGAATCAAAACAGTTCTGGGATGAAGAGGAGTCAGAGTTCAAGAAGCGTGTGTTTGCATTGTCCAAAGAGCATTCGATAAAGTCTGCTGAGAGAGGGACATACATGCACAACCTGATTGAGCAACAACTACTCACTGGCAGTTGCGGATCACAAGACCCAAACGAAATACACATGGTCATGCAGACTCTCGCAAAGATGAGAGAAGTTTGTGGTGATCAGGACTGGAAGGTGGAGCAGTCATTCGCTCACCCAATGGGGTACGGAGGTAAGATAGATGTGTACTCTGATGAGTGGGTTGTTGACTTCAAGACCAAGGAAGTTTTGGATGAAGGTAAGAAGCCTGATGTGTACGACTCTCATGGCGTACAACTGGCGGCTTACAATCATGGGATAGGTGGAGGAAGGAAACTCCTCAACCTTTTTGTATCGTTTTCTTCTCCCGGTTATGTAGCAGAATACCAATGGGAAGAAAGAGAGAGGCTGTTTAGTATGTTTGAAGCGGCCTTACAATTATGGAAACTAACCAAGAGGTATGATGCTAGATGGCAAGCGTAAACAAAGCGATATTAGTGGGTCACGTTGGTAAGGAACCTGAGTTCCGCGAGACTAAATCGGGAGACACAGTAGCGTCTTTCTCACTGGCAACCAACAGCGGTTACGGTGATAACAAGACAACCGATTGGCACAGGGTTGTGTTCTTTGGCAAGACTGCTGATGTAATCAAGCAGTACGTAAACAAGGGATCACAAATCTATGTCGAGGGCAGAATCTCTAACCGTTCATATGATGACAAGGAGGGCATAAAGAGGTACGTAACTGAGATCAATGGGTATGTAATGCAGATGCTAGGAGGTGCAGGAGGAGAGAAGCACACCGCTGATGTAGTCGAGAAGGGAGAGGACATTCCCTTCTAACGTAAGGTCATTAAACTATGACCTAGCAGAGCATATGAAGTATTCATTTGCTAGATACTGCTACCGCAAGTCGAGAAAAGACTCCTCAAAAAACTGGAGCGATGTGTTCAAAAGTTTTTGGGGAGTCTCTCTTGAAGAGTACATAGAGTACGCAATCAAAAAGAATCTGAAAGAAGATTACGAGGAACTTGAATGTCATTTTACAGAGAAGTAAGGTTTTTCAAACGGTCACAGGGAACAAGGACTGTGATACTACAGAACTTTTCAGTGATCATAGATATCGGGGCCATATGTTGGGCCAAGAAGTCAAACAGGAGACAGGAGGTACTTGCTAAAGACATGTCATCTCAGAGTACCTTCAAGGACATTACCGTGTATGAGATAGGCCTTGCCGATAACAGCAAGTGGATCATTCCAATGTCTGAGATATCCAAGTTGGAGATCGAAGTAGAAGAGGGGCCTGTCACTTTATGAACGAGTACCAAAAGTTTATACACAAGTCGAGGTACGCCAAGTATCTGGATGAGCAGAAGCGCAGGGAGACATGGGAAGAAACAGTCGAGCGTTACGTAGACTTCTTCCAGAACAGAACGTCCATTAATCTGGGGCTTGTTCGTGATGCCATCGTTAACATGGATGTCATGCCTAGCATGAGGTGCATGATGACTGCGGGTAAAGCATTGGACAGGGATGCAGTCGCCGGATATAACTGCTCGTACCTTCCTATCGACAGCCCAAGAGCATTCGATGAATGCATGTATGTTCTCATGTGTGGCACAGGAGTTGGCTTTAGTGTGGAGCGAGGCTACATAAACATGCTACCGCATGTGGCAGATGAGTTCCATGATAGCGATTCGGTTATCGTTGTAAGCGATAGCAAGATTGGGTGGGCAAAGGCCCTCAAGGAACTGGTCAGCCTGTTGTATGCGGGGCAGGTTCCCACATGGGATGTGTCCAAGATCAGACCTGCGGGTGCTAGGCTCAAGACATTCGGGGGCAGGGCATCAGGCCCAGAGCCACTGGATAAACTGTTCCGCCACTTTGTCAGCGTGTTCAGAGGAGCATCAGGCAGGAGACTAAACTCCATAGAGTGTCACGATCTGGTGTGCTTTATCGGTGAGTCAGTGGTAGTCGGTGGTGTACGTAGATCAGCCACTATCTCGCTATCCAATCTGACTGATGATCGTATGCGTCATGCCAAGTCTGGTCAGTGGTGGACTGAGAATCCACAAAGGGCTTTGGCTAACAACAGCGTATGCTATACAGAGAAGCCTGACATGGGGATATTCCTGCGTGAGTGGACTGCTCTGTATGAAAGCCGTAGTGGAGAGCGTGGCATCTTCAATCGTGAAGCCGCAAAGAGAATGGTTCCAGAGCGTAGGGACAGTGAGCATGAGTTCGGTTGCAATCCCTGTTCGGAAATTCTGCTCAGGCCAAAAGAATTCTGCAATCTTTCAGAAGCAGTGTGCAGAGAGGGAGACACGCTTGAGGACATCAAGAACAAGGTAGAGATCGCCACTATCATTGGCACTCTACAGTCCACGTTAACTGACTTCAGGTATCTGTCTCCTGCATGGAAGAGAAACACTGAGGAAGAGAGACTACTTGGCGTTAGCCTGACAGGGATCATGGACTGCCCCGCTATTATGAATGCCAGTGCAGATGATCTGGAATCTCTTAAGGCTCATGCTGTCAAAGTAAATAAACAGTGGGCCAAGAAACTTGGAATCCCAGAGAGTACCGCCATCACTTGTGTCAAGCCGTCAGGTACAGTCAGCCAACTTGTGAACAGTGCATCAGGGATACACCCTCGCTACAATTCACACCTGATTCGCAGGGTTCGCAACGATAAGAAAGACCCTCTATCACAGGCCCTCATTGACTCTGGAATACCACACCACACTGACCCATACAATGCAGAGGCTTGGGTGTTTGAGTTCCCTCAGAAGTCTCCCAAGAAGTCTCTGACCCGACATGACCTGTCAGCCTTGGAGCATCTTGAGATATGGAAGAGGTTCTCTATACACTGGTGCGAACACAAACCGTCAGTCACTATCTACGTCAAGGAGCATGAGTGGGTAGAGGTAGGCGCATGGGTGTGGCACAATTTCGATATTGTATCTGGCGTATCCTTCCTGCCTAGCGCAGACGAGGCGCACTCGTATGAGTCTGCTCCCTATGAGGACTGCGACGAGCAGGAGTACAAGGCCAGAGCCAAACAGATACCAAAGGAGATTGACTGGGACTTGATCCTAGAAGAGGAAGACGTTACCACTAGCAGTCAGGAGTTTGCCTGCACAGGAGGTGCTTGTGAACTGTAAAGATAAATTAAACAAAGGATACCAAATGGATACTAGCGAAAAAATACAAGCATTGATGGATAAAGATGTAGATTTTAACGAAGTTGGGATTCCCTATCCTGCGCCAGACGCAAAGGGGATTTTTACTATAACCGAATATTTAGATAGACTAATTTGGATCGTGATGGAACAGAATAAAAAGATTGAACGCCTTGAAGAACAAGTAGATGCACTATACACCTAATGGCGTATGAAATAAACTGGGGTAAAGGAAGCGCCTTCAACATGGGGATTGTTGGAGGAACTAAGTACAGGTGCGAGAGGTATTCAGTTCCCAACAAGAACAGGAATGATCACTGGTTCATGTTGGCTGACCCATACAAAACTTACCTCTGTACCAAGGGGCCTTACAGCACACCAGAAGAACGCGACATTGCAATAGTCGAGGAGGTTCGTAGGCGTGAAGCCCAATAGCCGTTGGCCCCTACAAGAGAGTGACATAACTGAGAGCCTGTGTACCAAGTGCGCTTTATGTTGCGAGATTGAAATCAATCCTAGTTGGAAAGACCCAAGGAAGATGCATTGGTTAAATGCCATAGTAGAAAAGCATGACCACATTGAAGCCACAGAAACTGGCATCAAGATTAGATGCTCTCACCTAGTAGATAACTACAAGTGTGGCATATACGAGGATCGTCCTCAAATGTGTAGGGACTTTAACTGTGTCGCATGGGCCAAGGTCAGTAACAACAGGGAACAGTACAACAAAGTATTGGAGATCGCTAAATGAACTTGCTAATAATTCCTGATGCACATGCCAACCCAGACTATGACAATGAAAGGTTTACCCATCTGGGTAAGTTCATTGTGGCTCACAAGCCAGAGTACATAGTATGTCTGGGTGACTTTGCTGACATGCCATCACTATCTTCATATGACAAGGGAACCAAAGGCTTTGAAGGCAAACGCTATAAGAAAGATATAAATAGTTGTATTGAAGCCCAAGAGAAACTTATGGAACCGTTGAGGGCGTACAACGCCCAGAAGAGAAAGAACAAAGATAAGCAGTACAAGCCCAAGATGCACATGTGTCTTGGAAACCATGAAGATCGCATCAGCAGGGCGACTAACTCTGCCCCTGAGTTGGATGGTGCTATAGGTATTAAGGACTTGCAGTATGAGAAGAATGGATGGAAGGTTACTCCCTTCAAGTCAGTGCTGACTGTGGCAGGGATATCCTTCAGCCATTACTTTACCTCTGGCATATCTGGAAGGCCCATCAGTAGCGTCCACCTTGGCTTCACACTGGTTTCCAAACTACATTGTAGTGCGGTACAGGGTCACACCCATTTGTACAACCACGCTGAACAGACGAGGCCTGACGGCCAGAAAATATTCGGCCTTAGTGCCGGATGCTATAGTCACCCCAAGTACTCTGAGAACTGGTGCAGAGACACTGAGCATCAGTGGTGGAGAGGAGTGATTATGTTAAACCAACTAGATGGTGAGGGTTACTACGACGAGATAGTTGCCGTTACTCAGCGGAAACTGTCGAGGGAATATCAGTAATGGACACCACGCAACCGATGGGGAAGGCAGTGATACCAAAGTAATTGTCCTCCACATCCTTGGTGTTGGCAATCTTCAGCACCCTTGAGTCTTTAACGATGAGGTATCCGATAGACCAAAAGGTTTGCGGCTCTATCTCATCTTCTTTTTCCCACCCTGCTGATGCGTAGATGTCTAACCACTCTACGCATACCAATCTCATAGCGTCCTCTTTATGTTGGCAGTTGCTTTTCTAAACTCGCCCTTGTCCTCTCTTGCCTGATCAACTCTTCTCTTTAACTCGTTTACTTTTCTTACCCTTTCGTTTTTAGATAACTTTCTGTTGGTTTTAACGTATTCAATTTCTGACTCAAGTTTTTTTATGTCTACATCAAACCTTCTTAGTTGTCTTGATCTTGCTTTAGGGGATACAGCATAAGGATTCAACCCAACCGCCGCTCCAAGCACTCCCATAAAACTTCTTCTTGGCTCTCCAAATACGTTCTCTCTTCCTAACATAAGGTCTGCAAGTTTACCTTCCACTTCTCTTGGGTCTAGCCTAAACATGGCTTCTCCCAAAGAAGACAACGACACAATACCTGTTCTCGTTAACCAAGGAGGCAAGATCATTGAGTTCATGTAACTCATTTTGTCAAACACTCTATCAGACAAAGGATCGTTCTTATTTGATATTGGCCTTTGTGACCAAGGATCAATGCCTGTTGAGATAGCGGTAGCCATCTGAAACATTGGCCCCATAATTCCACCCTCTACTAAAGCCCTGCTAAATTCTCCTTGCCTGAGATGAGAAAATGTTTGGGTGTAAAATGTCCAAGGAAAGAAATAAGAAAGGTCAACTGCTTGAATGTTTCCGTTTGAATCCTTCCAAGGTAGGAACACCATTGTATTATCTTTAGTCCACTCTGGAAGTAATTTCTCTAGTTTATCCCAATCGTCATCCACCCAAGGAATAGAACCAAACACTGCTTGCATTCCGCCAAGCATCATAGCATATGGTAGGAACCTGTATGGATGTTTAATAGCAACCTTCAACAGTTCTGGAAGAACCTTAACTTGGAATGTTATAAATGGTGCGCCCAAGAAAGAAGACCTAGCACCTCTAACAAACGGATGAACCTCGCTGTAATCAAACAAAATTCTGTTGGCTTCTTGAATAGCGATGTCTTCTATAGACAACTCAGGAGTATCAGAGTTTGCAAGTATATCCTGAAGTTCTGCTCTTTGACTTTCGGTTTCAAGTTTATGCATGACAGCCATTACTTTGCCAAGCAGTTCTATGTTCTGGTATAAGTCTCCACTAAATCCTGCTAACTTATTCCATACTTTTTTACCTCCAGTAGCAATAGACCATACACCATCTTTCTCCATGTGCTGAAATACTTCCTCTAGTTTTTTCATTTCAGCAGAGGTTAAGGTAGATGCGGCAATGCCCTGTTCTTTAGCCAACTCATAGGCTGTAAACTTTCTTGGGTTTCCGTTCTCATCTTTCTGTGTTGAATGAGTAAAGACTTTACCGGAATCCATACCCCTTATTTCTTTTAAGGCGGCGCTTAGTAATGCGGGTTGTTTATGGAATGGTACTCCACCTATTAGTTGCAACAACACTAAGTTAGATACAAAGTTTCTTACAACTGTTGGAGGGTTCATAGGAACCTTCATCATTTTATATGCGCTAACTAACTTGGCATGTCTGCCGTAAGGAAGAAACAGTTTCTGAAACATGTTTGCTTCTCCGTACACCATGTCGGAGTTTCCAACCAAGTCATCATGTATTTCTTTCCTAACCCAAAGTCCTGCCATTGAACCATACTTGTGATTGTCAGGTATTCTTCGGAAATTACTTATGTCATACTCACTAGAATAATAAGGCTGTAGTATTTTTTCTTGCTGATCTTTTCCTGCTACCTCATCTTTTGATTTAATTGATGGCTCAATAGATTGGAAAAAATTAAACCTAGCCATTTCTAAATCAGCAATTCTTTTTCGTATAGTTTCTTTTGCAGATTCTTTCAGCACCTTATCACTTAAACGTAAATGTTCTTGCAAATCATTTATCTGGTTGTTTAAAGAAGCAAGAGTTGTCCTTTGCTTTACAGTTTTTCCACGGTAAGTAAACTCAATTTCAATCCACTGATTAGGCATAACCCAAGGAGTATCACCCATCTGAGTTCTTGGCCCTGCAAAATTTTTCTTAGCAGTATTCAAGTCTTTAAGTTCTTTGTTTAAAGACTTTACTTTTTCTTCATCCTTTGCTTTCTTTGCTTCTTTTATCTGTTCTTTTTTTGTTGCGATGTTTTCATTTAGAATTCTAAACTCATCCGTGTCAGAAAACGCAGTGCGTTTAGATAGAGCAGACAAGAAATCAATAATAGCCATGTCTTGTTGAGGAACAGTAACTGCCCTATAAAGCAAGTACTGCACATCTTTAACTTGGCCCCACATATCAGCAAGTTCTTCTACAAGTTCGTCTTCTCTTTTCTTTACATACCTCATAGACCCCAAGGTTCTTTGTCCCGGCTGTCTTTCATCTGACTTCAGCAACCAGTACATGTAAACTCTTGGAAGGTATGCTCCCCTAAGTTCTTCCAGTTGCTCCATGCTTGCCTCTGGAAAAATTCCCCTTAACAATCCTGCATCTGCTATGTTCTCTATCTCTGTCTTTAAGGCTTGTGCTTTTCTTCTAAGGTCTGCATTGGTAACAGTCTTCTCGTCTATGACATGTCCCTTAGTAGTAAAGAACTTAAACAGTTCTTCGTTCTGCGCTTCTGTTAAGTCAGCAAAGTTTTTTATGACCGCCTTACCTAACTCTTCTATCTTTCCAAGATCACCATGCAACAAAGACCTCATCTGCCTAAACAATCTTGCTTTCGGCAGTGCAACAAATGGATCAAAAAACTTTTTGACTGATCCCCATACAGCATTAGACTTTTGAACATAGTTTGTTTGACGAGCAGAATCTATATCCTTTAGTTTGTCTTGAACAGCGCCGCCCAAATAATCTACTGCGCGTTCACCTGCGTTTGCTACAGAATAGTATTGCTCGTCTACTTTATTCAGTGCATCTTCAAAATTCCTTTCACTCATTCCGCGAACAGCACCACGAATAAAAGAAACTATTTCTTCGTTGCTTAACTTTTTGTTAAACCACATTTTTATTTTTGCAACTGACCTATTAAAAGCATCAATCAATTTTTGCCATAAAGAATCTTTGAAATTGTTTGTGCTTTCAATGTAGTATCCCATTGCTTCTTCAGCAACAAAGTTTTCTCTGGCTATGCTGTCAGTAAATGTAAATTGGTTAGCAACTATCTCAGCATTTTTAAATGCATCTACCCATTCTTTGTCCTGTCTTTTAAGTTTAACTTCCTCTATTAAAGAAGGAAAATACTTACTAAAAAAATCTTTTAGCCCTATGTGAACCCCAACTTCATGGATATACACAGGTATAATTTCTTCTTCTCTAATATTGTTTGTTATAAATATAAGTTCGCCATTTCTTGTTACTGACTTTACCCCTAGTTCCAATGGTGCGTTAGGCACATCACTTTGGTTTTGTACAATCTTTATAAGGCCTTTGTTAACCAATCTTGCAACGTTTAATTTACCGACTAAAGGGCCAAGCAATTCTTTAAATCTATTTGGAGTAAGCCCTGTGTTGTAAGACATGGAGCCTGTCCCATCAGCAGGAACAGGATTAACAATAGAATATTTAGCGTATCCAATTCCAAATCTTCTAGCCACCTCTAAAGACTTGTCTTCAAGTTCTTTTTCAACTCTCATAGAGGAAGGAGTCGAGCCACTAAATACTGCGATCTCCATTCCCTCTTCAAATTTACCTTCGTCTTTTTTACCGTTGTAGTTTAATTTGAAATTAAACTCTGGTGCTTTACCTCCAATAAATTTTAAATAGGTATTTCTTCCATCGTGCAAAGAAACTTCCCATTGGGTTCCTTTTCTGTCTACAAATTCCTGACCAATAGGAAGAATTGAAAATGGCTTTGAAGAAACTTCTTCGTAAGGCAAGGTTCTAGAGGTGTAATTATCCCTTTGAATGTTGTTTTCTTTTTCTTCCAGAGCAATTTGTTCTGCCTTATTAACCTCTTCAATAGCCTTACCAAGAGCCTTTACGTTGGAAGTTAATTCTTTATCTACATCTTTTTCTAAAGTAGAAACATCATTGTCACTTACTGCTTCTACTAGGTCTGACCTTCTTTTATATTTTAATCCAGTTAATGGGTCTTCCACTGTTTCATGAGTAGCATCTTTTCCGTAGCCCTTAGAAGCCTTGCGCTCGTAATTTATAATTGTACCTGTAAGTGGATTTGTTCTTTCTCCTCCAACTTCAAATACAAATCTAAGCATGTTGTCCTTTGGCATAGGGCCAACAAATTCTGGGTCTATTGGTTTCTTTTGCTTGGAGTAAATTATTTCTCCCGGCTTATCTAATTCTATTTTACGTATGCCTTCTGGAAGTCTGTAAACATTTATGTTTCCCTTTGAAGATTTGTTAAGATCGTTAAGAAGATCAACCGTACCTTCTGCACTTAAATCAGTCTCTTCCGTTACCCCATCTACAGTTATGCGATACGTACCATCTTTCCTCAAGAAAACTTGCACAGTAAGTGGAGACTCATCTTCTGCTTGGAAATCTCTTTTCTCCGGGGTAGCAGGAGAAAATACAACCATGTTTCCAGAGATTTTTATAGAGTCATCTACTGCCTCTTGTGCTACATACGTTGGTTTTTTCAGGAGGGGTTGAAATCTTTCTACATTTAATACATCTATCTCTACAGGTTTAATAGTCTTAGGATAGTAAAATCTTATAGTGCCATCTGAAACCCCAGTAATAGTCCCTACAATTTCTTGACCGCCGCTAAGAGTAAGCATTACTCTCTCACCTGAATGCTTGTCAAACTCTCTAGTTCTAGCCTCAACCATGTTTTCTCTTTCTGTGCCGAACATACCGTACTTATGTGCAGTATCTCCGTACATCTCTTCAAGAAAATCTGAGTAAGCGATCATGTCTTGTCCAGACTCCCCCTTAAACGATGCAATAAGACGAGCGCCTCTTGTCTCTGGGCTTCTTTCTAAGAAGGTAGTGTATTGCTCAATCGCGCCCACTCTGTTAGGAACAAAACTTTCTACCGATAACTCAACTACTGAAGATGCTTTTATTTCTCTTATTGATCCTTCATAATTAACAATTACATTATCCGATCTTCTTGTCAAAGATACATCGAACTCGGCATCTGTTTCTATAGGATTCATACCAAGATTTTTTCTTTCGCTATTAATTTTAGCGACAATAGAAGGAGAAACCTTTACTTTAACTTTTGCATCTTTTAGTTTAAGTACTCTCTGTAAATCACCCGAACTTATTTTTTGTACAACTTCATCCTTTTTTCCAAAGCGATCAGTCGTTATAAGTTCTTTAATTTTTTGCTTTTTTATTTTTCCCGGTGGTCTTGTTTTGATTGCTTCAATATAAACTTGTACAGGAATTAATTTTTTAACTAAAGCAGTGGTAAGAGGCCCTTCTTCTGTAGGAACGTAAGTATTTTCATAGTCTACTAATGTTTCGCTTAGAGTTTGAATTTTTCCTTGGTACTCTATCTTATCGTTATAGGTAAGGTAAACTTCAAAGTCATACATGTCGTATCGTGAAGCGCCTTCGCCAACATCTACCGCCCTTCTTACTATAAATACACCAGACTTTGGATCAATAAATGCTTGGTCTATTCCTTCTTTATTTGGCACAGTATCTGGAAGAACACTTGGGTCTGTTTCTATAAAGTCATCACGCTTTAGTTTTTTAATAGTGCGCTTCTTCTCTACGTTTACAATCTCAGAAGACTCTGCACCCCTCCTTACTTGCCTTACTAGTTGACCCGCAACTTTTATAAAGTCATCTCTTGATTCTCCCCACTGAGGAAGAGAAAATGTTTCCCATTCATAAAAAACATTTGGCTCTAGTCCGTATTTTTTAGCGGCAGATGGAGTTAACTTCACCCTAAAAGTTTCAGGAGTAGGTCGCAACCCTGTTCTAGGATCAATGGCTGTTACATCAATACCCTCTTGTCTAGTAGGTTCAGGTTTTTCTCTTGCAGTAATGACGCCTATTTGCTCATCAATGTACCTGCCCACCTCAAGTTCTTTATTAGCGTAATCTTTTTCAGATATAATGCCGTCTTCAATGTTTTTATTTATTTGTTTGCTTGTTTCTCTAGCGTATTTGCCTACCCATTTTTTTATATTAGCCAAATCTGAACCCGCTAGTAATGCAAAGTTCTTTTCCTTTTTGTTGAAGAAAGCCTGTATGCTAGTTTCTTTTTTTCCTATAGTTCTTTTCTCAAGGAAATCAAAATCAGATGGAACATCATCCTCAAAAGTTTCGTCAGAAATTATTCCCTTTTTCTCAGCATCAGTAGTTTGCTTAGAAAGTTTTGCCGCTCTTGCATTCCAAAACTCTAACCTAGTTAACACCTTAATTAAGTTTTGTTTAAATTTTTTGTTCTTGTTTAGTTCTTCAACTAGAACCTGTCGGTTACTTTGAACCTGCTCTCCTGCAAGCAAAGTTTTCCCAGACTCGTCTGGCTTTGGCTCAGTTCTTTTTATTTCTATTCCAGTATCTGTTTCCTTAATATCATATTGTTCATCTTTTCTCGCCTCTGCAAGAAATGCTTGGCGATCTTCTTCAGTAAGCAGTGGGTCTTCAAGGTACGCTTCTTCGTCAGTAATACGAGTTTCGTCATACTCCCTAAGTAATTGAGCAAACCTTAGATGGTCTACAAAAATACGATTACCTTTAAATAGATCAATAACTTTTTGCACTCCACCACTAGTTGGAGTTACTACATATCTTTTACCTATTGCACCAGTTTTTTTATTTCTAATTTTCTTAACAGGCTCGTCAAGAGTGTATATCTTGTTATCTACAAATACACCAGTGTCTTTATTAAACAGTCTTATCTTATTACCAACGGTAGGAATTATTTTTTCCGTTACTGAAAGCAACTGTTCTAAAGAACGAGATTCAAGATCGCTTACCTCTTGAGGCTCAACTCTAGGATCGTAAGTTGTATCTGCAAACTCATTAATAAGTTGCCGTAAATTACTTTCCCCTTCCATATAAATTTCTACAGGAAATATAGGCTTACCCGCTTCAACAGATTTATTAAATTGTTCTCTTGTAGTGTTACCTGCGGGTACTCGTTTTATAACGGAGCCATCTGATTTGTCTATAACAACCCAGTCAGATATTGATAAAGTTGTTGCAGAGTCTGCGGTTGTAGGCCCTTCTGGACTTGCTTTTTTTATAATGTAATCTGGATTTTCATATACACTTCTGTATTCCTTTTTATTATTTTTTCGTTTAGCATCTCCAGTTGAAGTAACAACAAGAGTCGTATTGTCAATACTCCAACCAAGTTTTTTTGCTTCTGAAGTTGTTCTTTGATCCCTGTCTTCTTGCTGTGGTAACCCAAGAGGAAGTCTTTCCTGTCCTTTTACTGTAGCAACAATGGGGTCTGTTGCTTTATATTTATACTTTTGTTCGGATGGCTGTTGCATACGAGCAGTTGTTTCTGCCGCTTTCCTTGCCCTTTTTTCTCTGCCTATCCTTAGTAGCCTAGAAATCGTAGTTGGGTTTATAGTTAAAGGAAATTGTGATGGATCACCAGTAGGCTCAACAGGCTCTGGATCGTAACGATCCTTTACTGCTTGTTGTCTTAGAAATGAAATTCGTGGATCATGGCTTTTTACATTGTAATTATAGATAGCATCTATGCCAAGCCTTTTTAACCTAGCAGTTGCTTTTTTATTTATTTCGTTAACTCTATCTTGGTCGTTAAACTTTTCTATTAGTTTACGAATCTCAATTCCTTTGCGCCTGTAAACTTCCGCCTCTTCTGGCGTGACCATTAAATCTTCGCCTTTCTCTATTGCTTGAAACCTTCTAGCAATCTCCCCAAAACGAATGGGATCAATCTCTCCAGTTCTAAGAAACCTTTCATACTCTGAGTCTGGCCTTAATATCTGCTCTCCTTTTTCATTAACAACAAATTCTGACTGAAGTGGGGTGCTAAATAAACTTTTACCTCTTGCTTCAAGTATTCTTTTTTCTGCTGTATTTACTACAGTAGTATCTCCATGCAAAACAAAGCCTTCTCCGCCAAGAGCGGCCTCATCTTCTTTGTTTGCATTGATATTTTTATTTACTAGATCGTCTAGTGCGTCATTACTATATTCTTTTGCTTTTTTTCTGGCTGATCTGCCTGCGTAGGATATTGGAATTCCAAGGAGGGAACCCACAAGAGCGCCCCTAGCACCTGCTTCTAGTCGCTCTTCTTGTTGGGCTTGTGTGAATTCAAAGAGTTTGTCATTTTCTTTGACGTAGTTGAGGGCCATTCCTTCCATCATGGTTTGAGCGTATTCTGTTACGCCTTCGCTTGCTCCGTTAGCAAGCATCTCACCAATCATTTGAGGCCAACCGCTTTTAGGGTCTTTAATTTTTTTGCCAAAATAACTGGCAAAATCATTTCCTAACCCCATTTTTCCTAAGACTCTCATGGGAACAATCATATCTAAAAGGCTCATTAAAGCCCCAGTGCTTGCCGCAACAGCGGGTCTACTTTGGGTAGTTTCCATGAGTAGGTCGGTATAGACTTCAGCGGTATTAAGAAAGTCTATTGTGCCTAATGTGCCAACAGTTCCAAGCGTTGGTCTTTTAAAAATAACAGTTCCGATAACAGCGGGGGCAAACGTAGTCATTAAGTTTGGAACTTGTTCTGCTACAGCGTTCATGCCCCAAGCAATAGCACCCTTCCAATCTTCGATCTCGCCTAGATTCTTAGGGCCTTTGAGTTGCTCATCAATCTCATTAACATCCATACCCATGAGTAATCCAGATTGATATGCGTCACTTAGCCATCTTGCTCCCGCTTCTTCTAGTCCAAACTCTTTTAATAGAGAGCCTGTAAATCCTTTGAACGTAGTTTCTCCAGAGCCAAGCAACAGCCTTGATCCTTTAGAAAAGGCTAAACCAATGTCACTTCTCTGGGGTGGTTGATATGTTGCAAGAGGAGCAATATCTTGAAATCCCATAGGAGATTCCATTCCTATTTCATATTGCGTTCTAGTATCTGTAGTTGGTACTTCTTGTCCTACAAGCGCACCTTCCCTGTAATATTCAACCATAGTTCTCTCTCTTAGTCTTAGGCAAAGGCTTCAGACTATTGTAGTATTTCTGTAACTTCTTGTTTTTCTGCGTCTGACAATAACTCAAAGGCTCTTGACATGTATTGATCTGCTTGTCTCTGTCCATATTCTTGTATGTACAGAATATACATATCAAAAAATTCTTTTACTTTTTGAGACATGGTTTGCTCTTGACTTTCTTCAATAGTGTCAGCAAGAGACATCAGCCCACCAGTGCCAGTTCCAAATTGTTTGTCTAAGTTTTGAAGTTCTTGTACTGCGCTTTCAGGAATAACGTTTGAATCCATTCCAACAGAAGGAGATAACGAACCCTCCAACAGTTTTTCTGTTGCAAATACTTCATCAGCCGCAAGAAGACCTGCGCCTGTCAAACCATATCCAATAGCCTTTTTACCAAATGAGGTTAGACCTCCTCTGGCTAACGCAGGTTGAGCCGACTCTAATCCAAATGTTCTTAGATCAACCCTTGCTGAAGGCCCTTGTCCGTATGTTGGTTGGGTTTTAAAAGCAGGCCTTCCAGTAGAGTCATGTTTAAATTTATAAGGCTTAATTGGTTCTAATTTGTTAGATAGTTTTGACCAAAAAGATTTAGGAATAAATTTGCCTATCGCCTTAAGTGATCCCAAAGTGCCAGCACCTAGCAATGCTTCTCCCAAAACAGATGACTCTAACGCCTGTTCTTCTGCGGTAGGAACCCCTTCGCCGGGGATGGGAAATGAGTCAACAGGTTTACCATCAATCAGTACATTGTCAGTCCACAATTTTAATTGCTTGTTAAATTTTTCTTGTTCTTCTTTGGACGCATTAGGCTGTAGTCCTATCCAAGCAATTTTAATTTCTTTAATGGCTTCGTCACCTACACCATACTTATCCTTTATTAATTTATCTGTCGTGCCATCAATCCAAATAGATTTATCTGGCGGGAGAACACTTAACTCATGCCTTGCTATATCGAATGAATCAGTTAGTTCAGGAAGAGTAATTCCATTTTCTGCAAACAACATATTTCGTGCTTGTAGATGGTTTTGAAAAACAGTTTCATAATTTCTCATCCATGCTTCATCACCTGCTAAGTCACTATCTTCAACTAATGCTTGTTGAAGACCTTTGTAAGCATCTGCTTGAGTAGCATAAGCCGTAGTAAGAACTTCTGTCTTTCTTGTAAGTTGATCACTTTCTAATTGAGCCAATGCAAGTTGATTAGCAAACTCTTGTTGTTGTGCTTCTGCGGCGGTTTTATTTCTTGCCGCATCAAGAACCATTAAGTCTTTAATTAATCCTCCGCCAATTTTGACGGCTTCTAAAGCACTCATGCCGCACCTCCAACCATGTTATTAATCATTCCCTGTTGGGCTTGCGGAGAGTTCATACGTCCCTGCATGACGTTTTGGGTGAACTGCCCTGCGGCTTCTTTGTTAACCCCATCGTCACCAAGGCTCATGTAAGCATCAACAGCGGCGATCATTGCATCTCCTTGGATTTGTTCCAGTTGGGATTCATCCTGTATGTTGATCAGTCCTTCGTCCATTGCTATTTCTATGATGGCGTTTACAACTTCAGCGGCAATAGGGATTAAGATATCCCTTGATAGTTCCTTTCCTGCTCCCCTAGCAGATACCATCTGGGCGTGAAGTAACTGACCAACTATAGCGCCGATCATGGTTGCGGGGTCTTCACCGCCTTCTCTAATTTTTTGAACTATATTTTCATATGCATCGTCATCAAACAAATACTGTTCTATGTTCTGTAGTATTATTTGCGCCTGTTTATTCTCCTGCTCTGTTGCAGGCTGAGTGTTTCCTTGGCCTATCATACTAATGCCCTCTGCGGATTTCTTCCAAGCAAGCCCGGAGGCTGTCTGTTTATTGCAGATGCCCTTACAGGATTAACTGCTCCTTGCATACCGGAACTAGGTCTTGCACTTTGCGCCCATATTCCAGTTTTGTCGTGCCTTAGTCCCGCCGCTTTTGCTCTTTGGTGGGTTTTCATAACATCAGACATAGACCGTGGAGGCATTCCTGCTACGTGTCTTTTCCGGTATGACTCCTCTTCATCTTCTTTATCAAGGAAAGTCAGCACCATTTCTAATACTTTTTGCGTACCGTATAAGGCTACTAGCGGGTCTTTCTTCCATAAATTTTTATAGAATTCCCATGCCTGACCAATCTTTTCAGTTGGAATTTTATCTTTCAGCCAATCCCACGTTTCTGAAACATCTCTATACGACTTAACAGAAGCCGATGCTTTTGCATCTTCAAATGCAAATGGGTCTTGATAGTTAGATGCCGCATCAGCAGGTATATCCGATGCCGCTGAAACCACGCCATCTTGGTAATCATCAATAATAGATGGATCATTACCAATGACATTTTCACCAGTAAGTAATTCAACTGTATCGGTAGGCTCTCCGCTTAGTAGTCCCGCAGTTGGCCCCATTGCCAT